TTAATGTTAGGCTCTATTCATGAAGAACTAATTTCCTGGTGGGGTAGAAGTGAAGCTAAAGAAAACCAATTAGTTTTACTGCCTCGTGGACATATGAAGAGTAAGTTGATTGCATACAGGACAGCTTGGCATATAACTAAGCATCCTGAAACAACAGTACTCTATGTATCAGCTACAGCAGATTTGGCTGAGAAACAATTATATGCAATAAAACAAATTATTGATTCACCGATTTATCGAAGATACTGGAAGGATATGATTCATCCAGAAGAAGGTAAGCGAGAAAAGTGGGCAGTAGCAGAGATTGCTGTTGACCATCCTCAACGTAAACTGGAGGGTATTAGAGATGCTACATGTAAAGCTGTTGGTCTTACAAGTAACACTACTGGGTTCCATGCTGATGTCGTTGTACTTGACGATATTGTGGTCCCAAGTAACGCCTATACGGAAGATGGTAGAGACAAAGTTTCATCAGCGTACTCACAACTAGCTTCTATTGAAAATCCAGGTGCTTTTGAATGGGTAGTAGGTACACGTTATCATCCACGTGACATCTATGACACCATGATAAACATGAAAGAGCAACTTTATGACGAAGGAGGTGATTTAATATCTGAAGAATCGGTGTATGAACTTTTCCAACGAGTAGTAGAAACTGATGGAGAGTTCCTCTGGGCGAAACAAAAAAGAGATGATGGTAAGCAATTTGGGTTTGATGCAAAAGAACTTGCTAGAATCAAAGCTAAGTATGTCGATACTACGCAGTTCCATGCTCAATATTATAATAATCCTAACAGTGCAGAATCAGCTCGAATCCATGCTGATAATTTCCAGTATTACGATAGAGCTGTTCTGACAAACAAGGAAGGTGATTGGTATATCAGAGATAGGAAGTTGAATGTGTATGCTGCAATCGACTTCGCTTTCTCTTTAAGAAAAGCAGCTGACTTCACAGCATTGGTTGTCATAGGTGTAGATAACCAAGGTAATTTTTATGTACTAGACATTGACAGATTTAAAACAGAACGTATTGTAGATTATTACACACACATATTAAAGACTTGGGAAAAGTGGGGTTTTAGAAAGCTACGAGCTGAGACCACTGTTGCCCAACAAACTATTGTAAGAGAACTAAAAGAAAGTTATCTTAAACCAAACGGAATACCATTATCTATTGACGAGTTTAGACCAACTCGAAGCTTAGGTGATAAATTTGAAAGAGTAAGTGCAGTACTTGAACCTAAGTATGACAACTTACAAGTATGGCATTACAAAGGTGGAAACTGTCAGTCGTTAGAAGAAGAATTAGTAATGATTCATCCTCCTCACGATGATATTAAAGATGCTCTAGCTAATGCAATATCTATTGCGGTAATACCTAAGCAAAGGATAGGGTCATTTAGTATGGGTAGTAACGTTATGTCACATTCTCGCTTCGGTGGAGTAAGTTATTAATAAGGAAAAATTATGGCAGGTAAAGTAGCACAAATTAGAGAATTATTTGAAGAAAGAGACAGCATAGCTAAACAGCTTGCTCATCTTTATAATAACTGGTGGATACAAAGACAACCAAAAGAGTCTGAGTGGAGAGAACTTAGAAACTATCTGTTTGCTACAGATACTACTAAGACTACTAACTCTAAACTTCCTTGGAAGAATAAAACCACTCTACCTAAACTAACACAGATTAGAGATAACCTACATGCTAACTACATGGATGCTTTATTTCCTAATGACAACTGGATGAAGTGGGAAGGTTCTAACTATAAAGACTCTACAGTTAAAAAACGTAAAGCTATTGAAGCCTATCTTAAGACTAAGACTAAAGAGTCAGGGTTTAGAGAAACTATATCAGAGTTATTATATGATTATATTGACTATGGTAATGCTTTTGCAGAAGTTACTTTTGTAGATGAGAAACATATAGACCCGTTTAATGATGAAGAAATTACTACCTATCGTGGTCCTAAACTAGCTAGAATATCACCATTCGATATTATCTTTAATCCTTCAGCAGTAACTTTTGATAAAACACCTAAGTTTACTCGATATGTTAAAACTGTTGGTGAGCTTAAAAAAGATATGAAAGATAGACCAGACCTTAACTATGATGAAGCTGCGTTTAAACAAGCTATGGATTTACGTAGAACTATCAGCTCATTTAGACAAGAAGACGTAAACAAAGCAGAAGCGTTCCTTGTTGATGGTTTTGGTACACTACAAGAGTACTATCAATCAGGCATGGTAGAAATACTAGAGTTTGAAGGTGACTTATATGATGAAGTAAACGATGAGTTACTAGAGAAAAAGATTATTACTGTTATTGATAGAAGCTATGTTATTCGTAATCAAACTAATCCTTCTTTCTTAGGTAGAGATAATAAACATCACGTAGGATGGAGAAATCGTCCAGACAACCTTTATGGTATGGGTCCTTTAGACAATCTAGTAGGTATGCAGTATCGTGTAGACCATTTAGAAAACTTAAAAGCCGATGCACTTGACATGACTATACATCCTCCCTTAAAGATTAAAGGTGATGTAGAACCATTTGAGTGGAGACCAGAAGCTACAATACATATTCCAGAAGATGGTGATGTAGAAGCTATGCCTCCTAATGCAGCAGCATTCCAAGTCAACAATGAGATTGCAGCTTTACTACAAATTATGGAAGAGATGGCAGGAGCTCCTAAAGAAGCTATGGGTATCCGTAGTCCTGGTGAGAAAACAGCTTTTGAAGTACAACAACTACAAAATGCTGCAGGTAGAATCTTCCAACATAAAGTAAATAACTTTGAAGTACAGTTCTTAGAGCCTATTCTAAACACTATGCTTGAGATGTCTAAGCGTAATATGGATATGGCAGAAGTAGCTAAGACGATTGATGATGACTTAGGTGTTATTGACTTCATGTCTATTACTAAAGATGACATAACTGCCCGTGGTAAATTGCGACCTATTGGTGCAAGACACTATGCAGCTAGAGCTCAATTAATTCAAAATATGATGGGTTTATTTAATAGTCCTATGGGACAAGTTATTGCTCCACATATATCAGCTAAGAAACTAGCAGGTATGGTTGAAGAGTATATGGGCTTTGAACAGTATGACTTTATTAAAGATAACGCAGCTATCTTTGAACAAGCTGAAACTGCTAAGTTACAACAGCAAGTACAGCAAACGATACAAGCAGAGCAAGCTACTCCAGGAATGGAAGAAGAAATGTTAGCTCAGCAAGAAGCACAACTAAGTGGAGCTGAACCTATACCTCCAGGGGTTTAAGTTTAGCTTGACTTTTTGTAAAAAGTATGATATAATATTATTATAATATGAATTATTAGTTTTATTTGTAGTTTTTAAATATTATATCTTTTATAAATAGTAGAAGTATATCTAAATTATGGATTTAAAATCAGCTAAGGCTAAGAGTCTGACCAAGAATCAGGTCTTTGAAGAACTGAATAAGTATTTTAAAGAACAGATAGAACTGTCTCAAAGAAAATGTATGGATGAAGAGAATTTTAACACTCCTGCATGGTCTGAGTTTCAAGCATATCAACTTGGACTACAAAAAGCATTTACTAAAGTTTTAAATCTCATACCTGACAAAGGAGAGTAGTAATGAGTGAAGAAACAAGTAACGAAGTACAACAAGAACAAGTAGAGCCAACTACCCAAGAGGCTCAAGCAGTAGATACTGCACCTAAAACATTCGAGATTCCGACCGAAGCTCAAGCGTTTGTAGGTGAAGGTAAGAAGTACCAGAGTCCTGAAGATGCACTTAAATCAGTTCCTCATGCACAAAAGCATATTGAGACTTTAGAGTCTGAATTAGCTCAAGTAAAAGAAGAACTAACTAAGCGTAAAACAGCTCAGGAACTTCTAGATGAAATCAAGTCTGGTGCTCAGCCAGTAGAGAATACCACTCCAAGTGCTGAAGTCAATCAAGATACATTAGAACAATTAGTGTCTTCAACGATAGAAAGAAGAGAGCAAGCAACTAAAGCTAAAACTAATGCTTCACAAGTAGCTAATAAGTTTACTGAGAAGTTTGGTGATACTGCTGAAGATGCTTACAATCAGATTGCTAAAGAAGCAGGACTAAGTGTTCAACAACTAAACAATTTGGCTGCAACATCTCCAAATGCCGTACTAAAACTTGCAGGACTTAATGGTGCAGTTACTACAACTTCTACATCACAAGGTTCTATTAATACTCAAACCTTAACAGGAACTCCATCAGATACATTATCTGCTAAAGTACCTAGAGGTGCAAGTACTAAAGATTTAGTTAAAGCTTGGAAAGCTGCAGGCGAAAAAGTAAAATCTCAAACTTAAATTAGGAGACTTAAATGTCACAATTAACAGGAAATACTACAGCTTTTATTGAAGCTGAGCAGTATTCTCAGTTTATCCTAGAGAACTTACATGACTACCTTCTTCCAGAAGGAATGTATCGTGACGTATCTGACTTTGGTTCAGGCACTACACTTAACATTAAAACAGTTGGTACAGTAACTCTACAAGATGCTGCTGAAGATACACCACTAAACTTCTCACCAATCGACACAGGTACATTAAACCTTTCTATTACTGATTACATCGGTGATGCTTGGAAAGTTTCTGATGACCTTCGTGAAGATGGTGCACAAGTAGACACATTAATGGCTATGCGTGCAATGGAATCAACACGTGCTCTTGGTGAAAACCACGAATCACGTATGCTTGCAGTAGCTAACGCTGCTCAAACTGCAGCAGGTCTTAACTTAGTAAACGGCAGACCCCATAGATGGGTAGGTTCTGCTGAGTCTAATGCACGTACAATCACTTTGTCAGACTTTATCTCTATGAAACTTGCTTTCGATAAAGCTAATGCTCCTGCAGGTGGTCGTATTGCTATTGTTGACCCAGTTGTTGAAGCTTCACTAAACAGCATTTCTAACTTAGTAAGCGTTTCTAACAACCCAATGTTTGAAGGTATTGTAACAGAAGGCTTTGCTCGTGACCATAAGTTCGTTAAGAACATCTTTGGTTGGGATGTATATACTTCTAACTTCCTTCCATCACTAACTGCAACAGAAGCTATTGATGCTTCAGGCTACGGCTTGACATCAGAAACAGCTGCAGTTGGCGACAAAGCTAACGTGTTCATGTGTATTGCAGATGACTCATGTAAGCCAGTTATGCACGCTTGGAGACGAGCTCCGCAAACTGAAGGTTGGAGAGACCAAGAAGAAAGAGCTGATAAATATCAGGTTACTTCTAGGTTCGGTTTTGGTGCACAAAGAGTTGATACTCTTGGTGTGATTCTAACTCACCCATCTAATTATTAAGGAGAAAAAACATGACTTATGAAATAGATGCTAAACGTAATGTAACTCAACATTATGGAGTTAGAACTACAGATAGTTCAAAAGGTGCACAATCAAAAGGCACAGGCAATGTAAAACGTGCCCAATGGGACTGGTCTTGGGATAACCTACCTGTAGCAGGAGCTACAAACTTGGAATATGCTATTCCTGCAGGTGCTTCTATCATCTCTGCAACTCTTATTGCTGATTCAGCATGGGATGCAATAATGGATGTAGGTACTACTGGAAGTTTAGTAGGTTTCTTTAATGATGTTGACTTAGCTACAGATGGCGAAGTTAATGTTTCATCAGGTGCTTTAGTAGGAGCTAAACTAGCTACTGCTCTAGAACTCGTTGTATCAAGTGCTGCTACCACAGGTACTGCACGATTAATCGTAGAATTTGTATACGATAAGTAATACCTTGAAGTGAGGGCATTCTTTCACGGGAGTGCCTTCCTTCCCTAATTTAATACAGGAAATAACATGACAATACAACATAATCTAATTGCTGACCCTGATATACATGAGCCAAAGGGAGTAGCAACTGCTGCAAGCAATAGCATTTATGTAGCAAACGGAAGTGGCTCAGGCGTTTGGACAACACCTGCACCTTTAGCAGGATTTAGTGGTGCACTAGATGGACACGTATTTATTGCAGATGGAGCAGGAGCAGGCTCTTGGACTTATCCTTTAGAAGGACTAGATACTGCCTTAGCAGGACAAGTCTTTTTTTCTGATGGTGCAAATAGTGGTACTTGGGGTTCTCCAACAGACACTCCTGTTGCAGATATATATATTTCAGGAGGAACGACTGCTCATACATTAGCTGCAGCAAGTGCTTACACTATACTTAATCCTGTAGGAGAGTGGACAGAAGGCGTTGTAAATGACTTAACTACTACAGTGGGAAATGGACACATTAATTTAACTAAAGCAGGAAACTATTTTATTAGTTTTTGGGCAAACTTTACCACAGCATCTATTGCTACTGGTTCATTTTATGACTTTAAGTATGCTTTAGATGGAGTTTTATCTCCTAGAAAGTTTAGCATTGCTAAGTTTACTAATGGTGCAGATAAAGTAGCAGTTGCTGCTTCTGGATTAGTAACGGCTACAGCAGGACAAGAACTGTCAATATATGTAGCAGGAGGTCCTACTGCCTCTACAACAAACATAACAATTACTGAAGCAGGCTTAACAGCCTTGTATAAATCATAGGACATAATTATGGCTAAGATGACATTACTTGATATTGTACAAGACATACTCTCAGACATGGATTCTGATGAAGTAAACAGTATATCTGATACTCAGGAATCACTTCAAGTAGCACAAATAGTTAAGTCAAGCTACTACAATATTATTGATGGTAAAGACTTTCCGTTTTTATATGAACTTTTTCAGTTAGATACCAGTGGTACAACAGCTAAGCCTACTCATATGGCTTTGCCTGAGAATGTAGCTGATTTAAAATGGATTAAGTACAATAATAAAAAGTTAACTGACACTAAAAATAAATTTGAAAAAGTATTATATAAATTACCTGAAGACTTTCTAGATATTACCGATGCTAGAGACAGTGCAGATAGTAAAGTACTAACAGTATCTGACGATAGTGGTATTAAAATTAATGTTTATAATGACAGAGGTCCTCAATACTTTACATCGTTTGATGATGAAGTCTTAGTTTTTGATGCTTATGATAGTGCTAAAGAAACTAACCTTCTTAATTCTGCATCGCAAGCTTATGGTAAACTTTCAGTAACATGGTCAATGACAGATTCTTTTACTCCTGACTTACCAGTGCAGATGTTTACATACCTTCTTAATGAAGCTAAGTCTGCAGCATTTTTAACTCTTAAACAAATGGCTAACCAGAAAGCAGAACAGCAGTCTACATCACAAAGACGTAGAATGTCTCAAGAGGCTTGGAAAATTAAGAATGGAATTACTTATGCTGACTATGGTCGTAAACCTAACGTATATGGGATGAAAAAATACTAATGCTTACTCATAACACAAAAGCTTTTATCAATGAGCAACAGTATGGTGGTAAAAAGAAAAAGAAAGTAACAAACCCTTTTAAACATCTTCAAACTAAACCTAAACCAAGGAGTAAGAAATAATGGCAACTTTTATGTCTAAAGTACGAGATAACATTAAAAAGAAACAAGCTGCAGCAGCAGTTAAGTCTCAAATGAAAGCTGATAAAAAGAAAACAGCAGTTAAAGGTACTATGAAAGGTAAGCAAGTTGATACCACAAAAGGACCTAACTACAAAAAAACTACAGCCTCTAAGAAGTCTACTGCTCCTAAAACATCAGTAGTAAACAAAGCAACAACAGGTATGAAGTCTGAGAAGACAGGACCT